TTGATTTTTTTAAATCGTAGTAATCAAAGCCGCATACTTCCGTTTTACGTTGATTTTATTAAATTGAGCTAATCAAAGCCACTGATATTGATTTTACGTCTTATTCGCCTCACTAGACACCTTTAGACGCTATTTAGAGACGTTTTAAGAGGGTTAATTGAATTTAATAGGGGTAGTTATCACACACAAAAAAAGAGACCCTAAAAAAGAGCCTCTTATCAAATAATTGTGTTTAAATTATTATAGTAATTTATCAGTAAATGTTATAGTTGTTTCTATTCCCTCGTAATTATACAAAGCCTTTATTTTTTCGGCTATTTCGAAAGGGTCATTTCTGTTATATTCCAAATAATCATCACAATATCCACTGCTTATTTTTATTCTTGTGAGTTCCTTATGTGCGTTTTTGACTACTATCTCGCAATCGTCAGAGGTTACCTCCCTCCAATCTTTTGACCTATCTTTTTTATCTTTATTCATTAACCTATGAATCAAATCTGTTTTAGATTCTTTCATAATTGTATCAAGAAAATCCTGGTGATAAAATTCCTTTATTTCTTCCATCTTTGTTTCTTTTGTCTTCATTGTGTTAAATGTTTAAATGTTTCTAATGATATTATATTAATGTTGTTAGCTTGTAGGCTGTATATATAACACCTATAAAAGTAAATACATATGTAATAAAATACAATAATATTGTAAATACTTCCTTTTGTTTTGATGTTGTTTCTGTTATTTTCATTGTGTTAAGTGTTTAAAGGTTTCGAATGAGATTCTAATATGTTTATTTTCTTGTAGTTCTAGCTTGAAACCATCCCTGGTGTCGTATATAAAAAGAGGACGTTTTGTTTTATATTGTTTAATATGTTTCATTTCATTGTATCGTATAAATAATTAAATAAGCATTCCTTTGTGCAGAATTTCGGATTCGGTGTTTCTTCATTGCATTGTATACAATTATTAATCAAAATATATTTTTCTTCTTGTGGGTTAATTGGCGAGTACATATTTATTTTGTTTTATTAGTTCTTTTGAATTTACCACAAATCCGCTTTGATCTTTGCGAGCTTTTCCCTTTGCTTTGAGTCCTAAAATAACATTCTTGTTATATACCATTAATAGATCACTAGTATCGCCATCAATAACTTTAAAGCCGTTCCAATATTCGGGTAAATTATCGGAAAAAACTACTGAAGCATTCGAGCCAATATTTAAAGCCTCTAGTGTTTCTTTGTGGTTATCTTCAGCACGGCTGAAAGTCACAATATAATTAGGATGATTAATATATTTTTTTATTTTTCCTAGAATTTTTGTATAATCGTAGAATATCGAATTGTCTTTTAATACTTCAATATCTAAAGAGGCGTATTTTTTCAGTAGGTAAATGAAGTCTAAATCTGAAGTTCCATTAAGTCTAAAAGCTATTTTTGTATTTTTCTTTTTAGCTTTATTCGTTTCTATTATTATTTCCTTTGCAAGCTGTTTAATAAATAAACTTTTATTTGCTAAAAAATATTCTGTCTTATTTGTACGGCTGTTTATTACATTAGAGAATGCACCGCGGCCAGCTGTAAATAAGCAAGCGGCCGAGCATCCCTTGGAAGCCTTTGGGCAAATATTGATTTTTTTGCTGTTTTGGTTGTAAGGGGCCAAATAAAGAATAAAAGTACTTAATTCGTTTTTTGCTGTTTTTGCGTTGGTACTTCCTTTTGAAAGTAGATTTTTGGGTATTGTATAATTTTTCATTTGTTTATTGTTTTATTTAGTTTTTGTATTGTTCTTTATTTGTGTGAGCAAGTTCCATCCAAACTCGCTCCATTACCTCTGAATAACGAGTGTGAAAGTCTTGAAATGATTCGTTGGGGATTTGTTTTGCGTGTCTACTCATATACTCGAACACCAGGTCGTGACACTTGTCAAACAATTCTGTTTTGATCTCATCAATGGTGTATTGCATTTCGTTTTTCATTTGTTTATAATTTTATTTAGTTTTTGTATTGTTTCGATGCTTCTGTCAATTTTGGCGATGGTCTCTAAATATCTTTTTTGGTCGGCTTGCCTTTTGACTTTATCCAGGTTGTGTTTATGTTGTTCCTTTTTCATTTTCTTTTATTTCTTTTAATGCTTGCTTTAGTTCTTTCTTTAGTGTTTCCTTTTGCTTTTGTGTCATTTCGAAAAGGTCTTTTGTTCTGTATTGTAGTATCATTATAAATAGGTGTTAATGATTTGACAAAATAGCCATATAAAACAAAGGGATAAAAATACTTTGCTAATTGAATCAATGGCTTTGATTGTTTTCTGTTCGGTGGTGTTGTTTGTTGTTTTCATTTGTTTATCGTTTTTTAATTACTCTTCAAATATAAATAATTTTTGAACAACAATAACAAAACAAACGGAAAAAAAAAGGAATGCATTAATATTTTTTAGGTGGGTATCTTTTCACCTTTACAAATGTAAGCTACTAAAGGAACGCACGCGAATAGTAAATATTTGTGAGACTACCAAATAAAAATATAGTTTTTTATATGCTTACATAGTACTTTGAAATACAACAAAATGTTAGGAATATAACATTGGGGGGTACTGCGTTTAAGAACCTGGGTACTGCGTTTAAGAACCTGGGTACTGCGTTTAAGAATCCGCACCCCTACTGCGTTTAAGAATTACCTGATGACGTAAGTTCCCTTGGAGGAGCTGGCTTCCAGGTATTGAAGAGCATAACGGATAGCATCCATCCTGTGATTCCAGTTATCTATTGGCTTCTCGTTTCTGTGATGCCAAACATAATTGTTCATCTCCTTAATTATCTCAATAGAATTAGGATCAACGATTATATCATAATCCTGCATAAGAGCGATACCAGATAGTATAGACCCACTGCGTTTAATGGTCGGCTTTACATTAATCCCATAGTCATCCTTCATAGCTGCAAGAAGCCTGGGTTCTGAGTTGTCAGAAATAATTAAATCATCCCCAGCATATCTCCTATTGAGTTCACAAATCTGTTTGGTAGAAAGTGCTGGCTTACCATACAATTCCTTCACCCACATTCTTTTTGTATCTCTGTTGATAGATATCTTCACTAGGACTGTAGGGTCTACAGAATACCCAAAATCCTGCCCATAGACAGTATTATCGGTCTGAATATATTCTCCCATAGACCAATTATTAAACACCACTCCTTCAGCCTTGTCTAACCATCCTCCCATTATCTGATGATTGAACTTGTCTGGTCTATCTCTTCTTATACGCTGTAGATTGGCTAGGAAGGACTCTGAGAGGTTTTCTTTGTTATCCCTATAGTCTGTGTGTATATAAGTAACATCCTCGTGCCAGAAGTTCCTAGAGGCTTCCAATGCCCTAGCGGCAAAAAACCTTTGGTATATCCAATGTTCTTTAGTAGCTGGATTCAGCACCAATACAACTCTGTTCTGTCTGCCTTTATCTCTAACGGACTGATCTATCTTATCAAATGTTTCTTCGTCTACAAGTTCCTCTGCCTCATCCAATACGAAAGTGGTAATACCCTGTAGAGACTTTAGAGCTGCTGTTTGATTACCAGAGGAGGTTCTAATCCCTTTAAAGATTATAGAGCTTCCTGTCTTTTTATTTATTATCTCATCCTTCTTGATAAGGAAATCATCCAGTACACCAAATAGTTCTAGCTTCTCTATAAACTCTGGAATGATAGAGGTAGATGCAGAAGCCATTGTGTAGCGAGTGAACAGAACCTTATGTCCTGACTCATAGGTAAGGAATGCTAGAAAGGAATTTACTGCAAAGGATTTACCAGAGCCTCTTCCTCCAGTAACGACAAAGTATCTGCTGTCATTACCGAGTGCTTGGTATTTATTGTGGAGACTTGGTTTCTTCATAATCCACAATATCCCGAATCACATTCATTGAAGTCATCATCAAATAAATTAGTCTGCTTCAAACTATTTCTTATATGTTCGTAACTTACTTCTTTCTTGAAAGTATGACCACTCTCTTTTTCAGTTTGTACAAACCAATCATATTTTGTAGGAAACTTATCACTCATTAATTTTAAAAGGAGAGCGTTTCTATGGAAACAACCAATGCAATTATTCATATAAGCAAACCTAACGGGTTTGTCCTCCCAATAAACCTCTACATTGTCTTTGTATATGTTTGCCTCAATCAAAGGAAATGATGGTTTTTGCCAACCTATTTCTTGCCACTTGTTTCTGCTACCTCTTTTCCCTACTATTACTTTATGCGTGAGTAAACCTTTTTCGTTAAGTCTTTCATACATATTTTTAGCTCTTTTTTTTTCATTTGCTCTATACCCTATTCTAGTTTCTATTGGTTCATTTATTTCCTTTTGCCACCAATCAAATATTGGCTTTAGTTTCATTTCTTGTGTGCAAAATCTTTGCGTTACATTCGGCAAATACTTTTTTCCTTTTCTTGTCATAATTTGGTCAAAAGTTTTTCCAGTTACCCAAGTTATCTTTCTACCTATGTACTGCTCTAGGTCTAGCATTGTATAGATAATCATATCATCTTCTGCGGTAGCAATAAAGGGTGCTTGTATTCTGTCCTCTACTTCTTGCCTTATCTTCTTATCGGGGAACTTGGATGCTTCGTGTTCAATTCTTACTAAAGCAAATACATCGTAGTCCGCAGGATAGTTTGCGGCTATATATGATGAGGTTTTACCTCCCGATAAACTATTTACTTTCTTCATTCTCCTTCAAGGCTTTTATTTCAAAGTGTAACATAACAACGAACTCTTGCAGTTCCTTTAGTTCTCTTTGCATTTTAATTAGTGTAGACTCTTTCATAAATTTTTGTTAAATGATCTTAGACTCTCTCTACTCAGAAAATATCCTTTTCCGTGTCCTAAGTCTTTTATATTATCATCTCTAATAAGCTCTTCTTTCTTAGCCCACCCTATAAATTCAACCTCATCAGAAGATACATAGGCTAGAATATATATATCAACATCTGGATTTACCTTTAATGTGCTGAGTAAATTTCCAGTCTTATACTTAGTTGACTTTATATCATACCTCAAACCCTTTCTTGTAACACCATCATAGCTTCCGCTTCTGGGTTCAGGGTCAAAGTCTGGGAATAGATTGTGTAGTTTAGCAAAAGCATACTCAGCCTTAAATCCTTGTATGTCTGCTAAAGTTCCATCGTGATCTCCAACCTTAGCATCCTTAACTCCATTATGTCTTGATAGCTTAGACCTACTTTTACCTATGAACTCACAAATGCGTAAGTCTATAAAATTCAACTTTGCTTTCATTTACTTTTCTTTAGTTTCTGTAAATATAGTGCTGCATCTAACAGCTCCATTTGAAGCTCTTCTATCCACCTCCAAAAGCCATCTGGATTTTCAGCTAATGTAGTTCCATATTCTTTGATACCAGACTGACTTCTTTTATCCATTATATCCTTTACCTCCTCAACAATAGAATCCTTTACTATATCCTCTGCTGTGTTGTTAGAATACCATCTGTCCTCTACAGCCTCATAATACTTCTTTACACTATCACTCATTATCTTCAGGTGTTACGTCTATTACATCGTTTTCTTGTGGCTTGTCTTGTGATCCTGCGAATAGGTTCTTGATATTAATATCTACCTTCTTGGACTTAGTCTCCTCTATAGTCTCGCCAGCCTTTCCGTACTTATATTCAAAGAGTAGTTTCATATGGGGGAAAGAGTCCTTAGCTTGTTCTGCCAAATTCCTCCAAGCATCTTCCTCAGAGCCAAAGACTTCTTTCATAGCGTTAAGAGCATAAATACCTATTCGGTTCTTCTTGGCATCATTTATCCTCGCAGGGGTAGCCATAGTCTTTTTGACCATACCTTGCCCCTTCTTCTTTCCATTATTCTTTCTGCCATCATTCTTCTTAACGTACTTATATTCTTTTGGTTTTCTCCCCATATTAATATAACTAATTTATCGTAAGGTGTTTAACAACGATTTACCCACAGCCTCTACTACGTCTACTGTAACTGCGTTGCCACACATCTTATATCTTTGGGTATCTGATATTCCATTAGCTAGTGTCCAATTATCTGGAAAGCCTTGTAGCCTTTCACACTCTATTGGTGTTAGTCTGCGGATAGTTTTGTTTATGTTTATAATAGGTTGTCCTGAGCCATCCTCCCTTGCCCTAGCAGGTATACAAGGAGAATCTCCATCTTTTGTTTCTCTAAAACCTTTACCATCATTATGAGTTCTAAGTGTCCCTGCAACCACATAATTATCTTTCTCCACTCCTTTGCTGTTGTTTGTTTTTATCTTTACTAGCTTAGGGTCTTTATAATCCCTAGCATTTAAGCAAGGCGAATGATCTCTCCAATAATATTCTCTAGGAGCAAAATTAGTCATTTGGTATCCAAGTTCTTCTCGAATATGATTAGTTTTTGAATTGCCTTCTGAGATAGGGAATACTTGCTGTCCACTTCTTCCTCCAAGATATCCGACAAGGTAGATTCTCTCTCTATTTTGGGGTAGAAACCACTTTGTATTAAGCAGTTGCCATTCGATTGTATAATCCCCAAGGTTGGCAAACGTTTGCAAGATTGCTGCAAAGTCTTGGCGATTGTTTGAGGAGAATGTTCCCTTAACGTTTTCCCAGATAAAAAAACGAGGTCTACATTCTTGTATAAGCCTAATTGCTTCAAGGATAAGGCTGCTTCGCTCTCCTCCCATTCCTTCACGATTTCCAGCAAGTGAGAAGTCTTGGCAAGGACTTCCGAAA